GGCGGTACTTACATACTGAACCCTAAAACTGGCAAACGTAAGCTAGTTCAACAAACTAAACAAGCTGAACCCCCTACAGAGGTAATTAAAGATGGCACTACTGACAAGGAAGAGAGTAATTCTAATTGAGGCTGAAAGCAGCTACGGAACAGATCCAACACCAGCAGCAACAGACGTTGTTCTTGTAACAGATCTAAGTATTACTCCACAATCAAGTGATGTAGTAAACAGAGATGTTGTTAGACCTTATTTAGGAGCATCTCAGCAATTACTAGCCAACACCAAAGTTGAATGTACATTTAGTGTGGAACTTGCAGGTTCCGGGACAGCCGGGACTGCGCCCAGGTACGGAAGTGCCTTGAAAGCCTGTGGTTTTAGCGAAACTGTTAGTTCTGGAACTAGCGTTACTTACGAGCCTATTTCAGCTAGTTTTTCATCTGTTACTATTCACTACAACGTAGATGGTGTAAGGCATATAGTTACTGGATGTCGAGGAAGTTTTACAATCTCAGCAGCCGTTGGGGAAATTCCTACAATAGATTTCACTTTTACTGGCATATACAATGCTCCAGCCGATGCAGCCTTACCTTCCGTTACTTATGGAAATCAAGCTACTCCATTAATATTTAAAAACGGCAATACATCAAACTTTCAGCTATTATCATATGCTGGTGCATTAATGAATTTTTCAATGGATGTTGGCAACTCATTAGTTTATAGGGAACTTGTTGGTGGTACTAAAGAAGTGCTTTTAACAGATAGGGCTGCAAATGGCTCAGTTACTTTAGAAGCACCATTAACAGCTACTAAAGATTATTTTGCTGCTGCTCTAACTGATACCAGTTTAGGAAATCTTACAGTTACACATGGTACTACTGCTGGTAATATTTGTCAGTTTACAAGTACAAAGGTTGATATTGGTGACGTAAGCTATGGAGAAGCTGATGGTGTAACTATGCTTGAAATTCCATATACACTTGTACCAAGTTCAGCAAATGACGAGATGAGTTTAGTCTTTACTTAGTAAGTATTGACTACTGAGGTAGAGTAAAGAAGTATATATATTAATTTATGGCATTTGTAAGAAAAAAAACCAAGGTTTATCCTTGGCCTGTAGAGGTGCAAACACCTTCTGAAACTAAGATTGGAGAATTTGATATAACATCTTTTACAGGTAAATTTATTCGTTTATCAAGATCAGAGCTAAATGATTTTGAGTCTGCAACAGAGTTTGAGGCATTAAAAAAAGTATTAGTTGGTTGGGAAAATGTTAATGAAGAAGATGGCACACCTATTGAATTTAACGATAAATCTTTAAAAGAATTTGCAGAGGATATTGATTTTGTTGCTGGTGTGTTAGCTGCATTTAAGAATTTCTACGCTAATGCTCAAATGGGAAACTAACTGATGCTGCCTTATATTGGGCTTCGGGTGGCAAAAAAGTTATAGATGAAACACAAAAAGACGCTGCTGCGTTTGGTGTAAAAATCGAGGAGCAACCAAAAGAAGAAACGGATTTTGAAGTTTGGGATGATAATTGGGATATTGTTATCATGTTTTTACGTTGTCAGACACAATGGAACACAAGCTTTGGAGGTATAGTAGGATTAAAGTACGAGGTTTTATTACTTGATGGAGGACTATTTGACCTCTATCATGTAAATAACCGCCAAGAAATGCTAGAAGGTTTACAAGTTATGGAATTTGTAGCTATGCGTGAATTTAATAAGGAGAAAAAATAGTGGCTCAAAGCGTCAATATAGAAACCATAAGATTAAAACTTGAAGGTTTTGGCAGCTTAAGAAAAGTAGGAGCTAGTTTTGGACAATTAAATAAAAATATAAGCCTTACACCAAAAGAATTAAATAAAACAATAAAATCAATTACTGATTATGACAGAAGAGGGCAACGTAGTGTAAATACATTTAATCAACAAATTGCAGCATTGAGAGAGATGCAAAATTCTGTTGGTATTAATAGTAAAGCGTATAAAGCATTTGGAGCAGAAGCAGATAGGTTAAGAGCAAAAATGGAAGCTCTTATTGGTACACAGAAAAAAGCTGGTAAAGGATTTTTTGGCAAGGCAAGTGTTGGAGCGCAAGCTGCTGGAGGTGCTGCTATAGGTGCTGCTGCATCAAGATTTTTACCTGCTGGAGCAGCTACAGGTGCAAGTATTGGAGCAATTGCTGGAGGTGCGCCTGGTGCGGTTGCTGGTGCTGCTATTGGAGCAACTGTTGATGCTGTCGCAGGCGCAGCTTCTTTTGCAGCAGATTCAGCTTCTTACGCAGCAGAAATACAAAAGCTACAGATTGCACTAAGAGGTGTTACAAAAAATAGTGAGGATTTTCAATATGGATTAAATGTTATTGCAACAACATCAAAGAAATTAAATGTACCAATAGCTGCATCCACCAAACAATTTACAACTTTGTCTGCATCTGTGCTTGGTGCTGGTGGAACTATTCAAGACGCAGAACAAGTTTTTACTGGTGTTTCAAATGCTATTAAAGCAACTGGTGGTAACGCAGATGATGTACAATCTGCGATTCGAGCCATGTCGCAGATCTTCGGTAAAGGTAAGGTATCTGCGGAAGAACTACAAGGTCAGTTAGGTGAAAGATTGGCTGGTGCTGTAGTTAAATTTGCAGAAGCTAATGGTAGTAGTTTGCAGAAATTACAAAAAGATTTGAGAGATGGTGTTGTTGGCCTAGATCAAATAATGAAATTTACTGGAAAACTTAATGAGGATTTTGCAACAACAGCAGAAAAGGTGGCTGATTCATCTGCTGATGCAGGGCAAAGATTAAAAACAACAATGGATAGATTAAAACTTGCTGTAGGTACTATATTGCAACCTATTGGAGCAGCTTTTCAAAGAGTATTTGGTGATATTGTTGGTGCTATAACTGACGCTATAGAAGCTTTTAATAAATTTATGGGTATTGGTTTAAGTAATGCTATAGCTAAAACTGAGCAAAATATTGAGTCACTTAGAAGTAGGCTTGATAAAACAAATGACGCTAGAGTAGCAAAAAGACTTAATCAACAATTAGATAGGGCATTAGCAAAATTAGCAGAATTACAAGGACAACAGGGAGATGAGGGTGGAGCAGACAGTGGAGGTACAGGTTTACCTAGTGATTTAGATCCACAAAAGAAAAGTCCTTTAGAAAGTTTTGCTGAGACTGCATTTGATTTTGCAACACAAGCTCAAGATGCTGTAGTAAATGCTTTTAAAGGAATGGAAGATGCAATGGTTAATTTTGTGATGACAGGAAAATTAAATTTTAGTGATCTTGCAAATTCTATAATTTCTGATTTAACAAGGATGCTTGTTAGGTACGCTATTGTTCAACCTCTTTTTAGTGCTATATTCCCAAATATTAAAATAGGAAGCGCAAATGGAAATATTTTTGATAAAGGACAAGTCGTTCCAAGTGCTATGGGTAATGCTTTTGCAAAAAATAAAATAGTACCTTATGCAATGGGAGGTATAGTAAACAAACCAACTTTATTTCCAATGGCAAATGGCATGGGATTGATGGGAGAAGCTGGTGCAGAGGCAGTTATGCCATTAAAGCGTGGTAAAAATGGAAAACTTGGGGTGCAAAGCTCTGGAGGAGTTGGTAATATTGTTGTAAACGTAGATGCTTCTGGAAGCTCTGTTCAAGGTGATTCTCAGCAGTCAGAACAGTTTGGTAAAGTTTTAGCTTCTGCTATCCAACAAGAAATTTTATCTCAACAAAGACCAGGAGGCTTATTAGCATAATGGCAACTTTTCCTAATATTGAACCTAGTTATAGTGTAAAAAAAGATCAAGCTCCCATAGGTAAAGTAATAAGATTTGCTGATGGTTATGAGCATAGAATAATGTTTGGAATACCAAACCATCAAAACCCTAGACAATATTCTCTTTCATGGGAGAACATAACAGAAGACGAGGCAGATACTATTGATTATTTTTTAAATGAACGTGCGTTTGATAAAGCAAGTTTTGACTATGCACCACCAAGAGAAGCTTTTGCTAAGACAGGGACTTATACGCAAAGTAGTACAACAATAACCATAACTATTGCAAATCATAGACTGTTTACTGGTGAATCATTGCTAGTTGATTTTACATCTGGAACTGGAGTTGACGGTACATATATAGTTTCGTCTATCACCAACGCTAATAACTTTGTTATAACAGCAGCAAGCGCAGCAACGACAAACGGTGATGTTTCTATTAGTAAAACAGGCTTAAGTAAATTTGTGTGTGATAAATGGACTAAAACAATTAATGTGGCTAATCTTGCAACTATTGATGCAACATTCAGAGAAGTATTTGAGCCAGCATGAGTACTGATCCTGTTTTTAGCGATATACAAAAAGCTAATCCATCAGCAATTATTGAATTATTTACATTAACCCTAGATAGTAACTTGCATGGAGCAAATACTGTTTATAGATTTCATGCTGGAACGAATTTAAATGCTAACGGTAAAATAGTTTGGGCAGGTAATGAGTATTTAAGATTTCCAGTACAAGCTAGAGGTTTTGCATATAAAAGAGGTCAACTTCCAAGACCTACTTTATCAGTAAGTAATAGTGGCTCTCCAAGTATATCTGCAATTCTTTTAACAGTTAATCAAACTACTCCTGGTAATGATTTGACAGGTGCAAAAGTTGTAAGAATAAGAACAATGGCGAGATTTCTAGATGCAGCTAATTTTTCTGGAGCTATAAATCCATTTGGAACTCCAGATCCTACAGCAGAGTTTCCACAAGAAATTTTTTATATAGATCGTAAATCAGCAGAAAATAGAGAGATTGTCTCATGGGAACTTGCAGCAGTATTTGATCTTGCTGGTATTCGTGCGCCAAAGCGTCAATGCACTAGAACTTTATTTCCTTCTATCGGTACTTTTAATCAATGAATTGGAAAGACGCTGCATTGGATCATGCAAAAGCACAAGACCCAAAAGAGGCTGTTGGTCTTTTATTAAATGTAAAAGGGAAAGAGAGATATTATCCTTGTAATAACCTTGCAATAACAAATCATCAATGTTTTATTTTAGATCCAGAAGATTATGTAAAAGCTGATAATCTAGGAGAAATAATAGCTATTTTTCACAGTCATCCAGTAACACCTCCAACACCAAGTCAAGCAGATCGTATTAGTTGTGAGCAAAGTAATTTACCTTGGTATATTGTTAATCCAAAAACAGAACAATGGGCAGAACTAAAACCAGAGGGCTATGAGCCAGAACTTTGTGGGAGGCCATATGTTTGGGGTATTACTGATTGTTATGCTTTAGTTCGTGATTGGTATAAACAAGAAAAGAATATAATTTTAAAAGATTATGAAAGATCTATTACTCCAGAAGAATTTTTAATAAATCCATATTTTGAGAAGTATGCAGAAGACGCAGGCTTTAGAGAACTTGCTAACGATGAATCATTAGAAGTAGGAGATGTACTATTAATGTCAATATTACATCCCACTTTAAATCATGTAGCTATTTTCCTTGGAGATATGGTTTTACATCATTTAGCCGATAGACTATCGTGTAAAGAGCCATACTCAGAATGGCTTTTGAAATGCACTGGAAAGAGGTATCGCTATGCTTCGCAAAGTTAAAATGTATGGAGAACTTGCAGACTTTGTAGGTTATAAAGAGTTAGAAGCTATTGTGAGAAATCCAGCAGAAGCAGTACGATTTCTTGTTAGTAATTTTCCAAAACTTGAGTCATATATGGCAAATAGATATTATCAAGTTTTAGTTGATGAAAAGGAAATAGATAAAGAGGGGTTGCATAATCCTACAGGTGTTTCAGATATACATATTGTTCCTGTTATTTCTGGTTCTGGTGGATCGCCTTTTGGAAGAATTTTATTAGGTGCTGCTTTAATTGGAGCAAGTTTCTTATTTCCAGGTGCTGGAATGTTTGGTACTTATGGAATTGGAGGTGCTGCTGCTGGTACAGCAGGGACAGCCTTGACTCTAACAAAAATAGGTACTGCTGTTAGTGCTGTTGGTGCTGGATTAATTTTAAGTGGCGTTTCTGAAATGCTATTTCCTCTTCCAAAACCTGAGATGCCAGAAGATGATCCTAGAGTATCTTTTAGTTTTTCTGGGGTGCAAAATACTAGCCGAGCCGGGACAGCGCATCCCATAGTATATGGAGAGGTAATGACAGGATCAGTTGTGATTTCTGCTGGTATTGACACAGATCAGGTGCAAGCATGAAACATGGTTCGAGTTTAAATAAACCTATTAAAGGTGCTGGTGGATCACCTCCCACTCCACCTGCCCCATATCGTGCGCCTGATACTTTAAATAGTAGACAATTTGCAACGATATTAGATTTAATTTCAGAAGGAGAAATAGAAGGATTTGCAACTGCCTCAAAAGAAAACAGAACAAAAGGAACTGCTGCATATAACAATGCAGCATTAAAAGATATATTTTTAGACAATACTCCTATTTTAAAAGCTACTGCAAATTCTAATAACCCTCCAGATAATGCTTTTAACTATAAAAATGTAAAGTTTACTCCTAGATTTGGCACATCAAATCAAAATAAAATTAAAGGAATAAAAAATAGTCAGTCAACCTCGGGAGTTGGAGTTGTAATTACAAAAGATGGTGGAGGGCATACTGTACAAATTTCAAATACTTCTGTAGATGCAGTTAAAGTTACTGTTACATTTCCACAAATACAAAAAGCTAAAAACAATGGTGATTTAGTTGGATCAAAAGTACGTTTAAAAATACAAGTTCAATATAATAGTGGTGGTTTTTCTGACGTAATTGACGATACTATTAAAGGTCGAAGTGCTGATGCGTATCAAAAAGAGTATAGAGTAAATCTCTCAGGCGCATTTCCAGTTGATATTAGAGTAAAAAGAGTAACAGCAGATGCGACTGACGTAAACGTAGTAAACGCTTTTACATGGACTAGCATTACTGAAATAGTTGATGATCCACAAACTTATCCAAACAGTGCATACACCAGCTTAAGAGTAGACTCTGAACAATTTAATAGCATACCGAAACGTATGTTTCGTATTCGTGGTGTGAAGGTAAGAATACCAGGAGCAGGTGCATCTGGCTCTGGCACACCTACTGTAGATAATGCAACTGGGAGAATAGTTTATCCAGATAATTATATTTTTAATGGGACTATGGGTGCTGCTGTCTGGTGTAGTTGCCCTGCAATGATTTTATTAGACTTACTAACAACTGAAAGATACGGATTTGGTACACATATAACAGATGCAAGTCTAGATCTTTTTAGTTTTGTAGCAGCTAGTAAATATTCTAATGAATTAGTATCAGATGGTTCTGGAGGTCAAGAAGCAAGATTTAGCTGTAATGTCAATATACAATCTTCCAAAGAAGCTTTTGATTTAATAAAAGACTTGGCAACTGTCATGCGATGTATGGCTGTATGGTCTGCTGGCTCTATAACAATCACACAAGACAGACCAACAGATCCAAGTTATTTATTTAGTTTGTCTAATGTAACTTCTGATGGATTTAGTTATACAGGATCAAGTTTAAAGCAAAGACACTCTGTTGTTAGTGTTAGTTACTTTAATATGGATAGTCGTGAGATAGATTTTGAGGTTGTTGAGGATAGTTCAGCACAATCTAAAATTGGAACAGTAGTTAAACAAGTAAAAGCATTTGCTTGCACAAGTCGTGGTCAAGCTCAACGCCTTGGTAAAGCCGTTTTATTTAGTGAGCAACAAGAAAGTGAAGTTGTAAATTTTTCAACCTCAATGGATGCAGGTGCTATTGTTAGGCCGGGTTCTGTTATTACAATTAATGATCCTGTTCGTGGTGGAGAAAGAAGATCAGGAAGAGTTGCTGCTGCAACAACAACACAAATAACATTAGATGACAGCCAAGGATTAGATACATTCTCAGGTGCTAATCAAAAAATTAGTGTCATAATGCCAGATGGATCTATAGAAACAAAACCTATCACAGGTATATCAGGACTTGTTGTGACATTAAGTTCTGCATTATCAACAACTCCGAACGTAAATACAATATGGCTTTTAGAAAGTGATTCGCTTATAGGTCAAACTTTTAGAGTTATAACTGTAGAAGAAGAGGATGGCATTAATTATTCAATATCGGCTTTGACTTATGTACCAGGTAAATATGCAAATATCGAGCAAGGTGTCAGTTTACCTACAAGAAACGTATCACTACTTAATGAACCAAAAGATCCACCTGGAAGTTTAAAAGCAACCGAAACAACTGTTATAATAAACTCTCTTGCTGTTACAAAATTAATTGTAACTTGGGTAGGTGTAACAGGTGTTAGTCAGTACCTTGTTCAATACAGATTTGATGATGGAAATTGGGTCAGTGAAGTTGTATTTAGAACCGATTTTGAGTTAGTAAATACTGAGGCAGGTGTTTATGAATTTAGAGTGTTTTCTTATAATGCTGCCTTAATTTTATCTGCCACCTCGAATGATATAACTGTTAATGCTGTAGGTAAAACTGCGCCACCCTCTGCTGTGGAAAATTTAACTATAGAGCCACTTACAAACAAATTAGTAAGACTAAGATGGAATAAATCTATCGACCCAGATGTTATACATGGGGGTCGTGTATATGTAAGACATAGTAATTTAACTGATGGTACTGGTACATTTCAAAACTCAGTTGACCTTATCTCAGCTTTAGCTGGCAGTACAACAGATGCAATAGTCCCAAGCTTAGAAGGAGAGTATATTCTTAAATTTCAAGATGACCAAGGCAACTTCAGTGTTGCTGAGACAAGTATTATCATGGATTTACCTGATCTTATAGATCAAGTAACGGCTATAACTCAAAGGGAAGACTTGTTAAGTACACCTTTTAGTGGGACAAAAAGTAATACTACATTTAGTAATACTGCAAGTGCTTTGCAACTTACTAACTCAGCAACAAACTCTACTGGAACATATGAATTTGCATCAATAGTTAATCTTGGAGGTGTTTTTTCTATTGATCTTAAAAGAACATTACAAGCTGTTGGATTTAACTTAGGAACAGATATAGAGACACTTATTCCTGGGTTACCTGGAATTTTATGGGATGGTTATGCTACTGATGGTAATTTTGATGGCGCAGCAGCAGATGAAGCTAACTGTCAAATACAAGTTGCTACATCTCAAACATCATCAGGCAGTTTTGGCAATTTTAATAATTTTGCAAATGGTACATTTAAAGCTCATAGATTAAAATTTAAATTAATATTAGAAACTACAAATACTGCACAAAACATAAATGTACAACAAGCAGGTTTTGTTGCAAGTTTTCAGTCAAGAGTAGAACAAAAGTACAAAACTGGAAGCACTGTTTCTACATTGCCTCAAGATTCTGGTACTTCTGCGTCAGGATTAGATGTAACATTTGGCTCATCATTTTTTGTAGGCACATCATCTACGCAAGGTGGTGCAAATGCTTTTAAACCGTCATTAGGTGTATTGATATTAGATGTTTCTGCTGGAGAGTATTTTGTTATAAAAACAGACACAAATGGGAATTTTCTTAATGCAGCAGGTCAAGATGTTACTGGTACTGGTTTTAATATAAAAATATTAGACAGTTCTAATAATCCTGTAAGTAAAAAATTCACATTTCAAGCTGTCGGTTATGGCAAAGGGGTGTAATATGGGGAAAAGTATTCTGTAAATGAGTCAGGTATCAGATTACAATATTGCAAATGCCTCGGGTGCTAGTGTAAGAAGCGACCTTAATGCTGTTCTTGATGCGATAAAAACATTAAATAGTGGTGGCTCTGACCCTACAAATACAGCAGCTTTTATGCCTTATGTTGATACGGCAGATAGCAATAATTTAAAAATAAGAAACTCAGCTAATGATGGGTTTATAACTGTAGGGTCTATCAATTCACCAAATTTAGGTTTACTACCTGTTGCTGGTGGCACAATGACAGGACAGCTTTTGGCTGATGACTCGTCAGGTGCAGCATCACCAGCCTTATCGTTTGAGGGGGACACTGATACTGGAATATTTCGTGTAGGCTCAAACACTATGGGTTTTGCTACTGCTGGAGTTGAAAGGGTCGAGATAAGTGATGCTGGTTTAGATATGAGTAATGGACTACCAATTAGATTTCAAGACTCGAGTGGCGCACCTTTCGTAGCTTTAAAATCTCCTACTTCTGTAAGTAGTAATGTAACTTTTACTTTACCAGCAGCAGATGGTTCAAATGGTCAGATGTTGCAGACAAATGGGTCTGGAGCATTATCGTTTACTACTGTTAATGGAGTTCCAAGTGGTTCTGTTTTTTGTCTAGCAGTAGCTACAGTTCCTTCTGGATATTTAGAATGTGATGGTCAAGAAATTAGTAGAACTACTTTTGCAGGTTTATTTGCAATTATAGGTATAACTTATGGTGCAGGTAATGGATCAAGTACTTTTAATGTGCCTGATCTACGAGGTGAATTTGTTAGAGGTTTTGATAATGGAAGGGGTATAGATAGTGGCAGAACTATTGGATCAACTCAAGGGGGTGCGTTTGAGTCACATGACCACGATGCTGATGCAAATGCTAACTCAACCGTACAAGACCCTGGTCATAGACACACATTAAGAGGTGGAAATGATGACGCAAACTCTGGAGATAAGTTACCAACTGGTGATGCTCAAAACAAAGATCTTAATAATAATTCAGTAAGAAATGCAACAACTGGAATTGATGTTCATACTACTGTAACTATAGATATAGATCACGAAGGAGGATCAGAAACAAGACCTCGTAACATAGCTATGATGTACATAATCAAAACTTAATCATGGCAGTCGAACCAGGAACATACAATTTTACATTACAAAGAAGGTCGGATCATGTAATACCTTTGGTATTTAAAGATTCAACAAATTCTGCAATAAATCTCACTGGTTATACAGTATTAGCACAAGTTTGGGATGAGACACGCAGCACTAAATATGCTGATTTTGCAGTTGCTTATACAAATCGTGCCACTGGATCAATTAGTATATCTTTGACAGATACGCAAACATCAACTTTTATACCAGCATCTTTGAAATATGATGTATTACTTCAAAATCCATCTGGTTTAAGAGAATATTATTTAGAAGGAACAATAACTATGAGTGAGGGATATACAACATGAATACTGTTACTGTTACAGAACAAAAAAATACTGTTACTGTTAACGAGACAACTAATACTGTTACAGTTACTAAAGGAGAGGTCACTACTGTTGAGATCGCAACACCAGGCCCTCAAGGTGAAAGTTTTGCTACATCAGGAGCATCTTTAAACGATTCCAACAAAGTCAACAATTCAATAGTGTATTTTGATTCAACAAGTGGTACATTTAAAGCAGATCAAACTCGCACCGTTGAAAATCTCGTAGACGGAGGAAATTTCTGACATGGCAAACACCTTACGCATTAAAAGATCTACAGGATCAACAGCACCTGGTACTTTAGAAAATGCAGAATTAGCTTTTGCTGAAGGTAGTAAAAAATTATTTATTGGTATCGGCACCGGGGGTGCTGGAGGTTCTGCAACTACCATTGAAGCTATTGGTGGATCGGGTAGTTTTGCTGATTTATTTACGAGTAGAACACAAAATACATTTTTAGCTGCACCCGATGGTAGTAACGGTGCTGCAACATTTAGAGCAGTTACAGCCGATGACGTTCCTTCGCTATTGCACACAAAAATCAGTGACTTCGATACAGGTGTAAGAACAAATAGATTAGATCAAATGGCTGCACCAACTGGTTCAGTTTCAATGAATAGTCAAACAATAACTGATTTAGCCGACCCGGTAAATACACAAGATGCAGCGACAAAAGGCTTTGTCGAGGCTACTGCACAGGGACTTGACGTAAAAGATTCATGTAAAGTAGCAACTACAGGAAATATAACAATTGCTACTGCTCTTAATAACACTGATAGTATTGACGGTGTTACTTTATCAACTGGAGATCGTGTTCTTGTTAAAGATCAATCAACAGCAAGTCAAAATGGAATATATATAGTTGGAGCTTCTCCATCAAGAGCAGATGACTTAGCTGCTGGCTCTGATGCTGCTGGTATGTTTACATTTATTGAACAAGGAACTGTTAATGCTGATAATGGTTTTGTTTGTACGAGTAATAAGGGAAGTGCTGTTACAGGCACAAATAATCTTACATTTGCACAATTCTCTGGTGCTGGACAGATTACAGCAGGGGATGGATTGGATAAGTCTGCTAATACTTTATCTGTTGATTTAAAGGGTAATGGTGGACTTGTTATTGAATCTACTGAAATTGCTGTTGATCTTAGTGCTAGTTCTATAACAGGAACTTTAGCTGTATCTGACGGAGGAACAGGTGCAACATCAGCAGCAAATGCAAGAACAAATTTAGGAGTTGCGATTGGATCTGATGTGCAAGCTTTTGATGCAGAACTTGCTGCGATTGCTGGTCTAACATCAGCAGCAAATAAACTTGCTTATTTCACAGGATCGGGAACTGCTGCTGTAACTGACTTCACAGCTTTTGCTAGAACTATATTAGATGACGCAAACGCTAGTGCTGTTAGAACAACTCTTGGAGTTGTGATTGGAACAAATGTACAAGCTTATGATGCTGATTTAGATAATTTATCAGGATGTCAAACAGGTGCTTCTGCTGCCCTAGCTGCCTTAACTGCAACAGAAGTTGCAATATTAGATGGAGCAACGGTCACAACTGCTGAATTAAATTTACTTGATGGTGTAACTGCAACTACTACAGAAATAAACTTTATAGATGGTGTTACATCTGCCATACAAACGCAACTAGATAATAAACAGCCTTTAGATTCTGAGCTTACAGAACTCGCAACCATGTCAAGTGGAACGGCTAGTGCATTAGCTGATTTAACAGGCACAGAGGTTGCAATTCTTGACGGTGCGACTGTAACAACTGCTGAATTAAACATTGTTGATGGAAGCACCTCTGCAACATCTACAACTTTAGCAACAGCAGATCGCATGGTAATAAATGATAATGGAACAATGGTACAGGTTGCATTATCTGATCTTGTAACTTTCCTAGAAAACGGAAGTGTATCGGGCTTTGATATAGACGGTGGTACATATTAAGCCATAGGAGGTAACAGCCAATGGCTAATTTAGTAAAGCTAAAAAGAGGTTCTGGAAGCGATCCATCTGCTAGTGATCTAGTTGTTGGAGAGGTAGCGATAAGAACTGATAATGGTAAATTATTTACAAAAAAAGATAATGGTACGATTGCCGAAATAAGTGGTAGTGGCGGTGGTGCTGGTTCAGATATATTTATAAATACATTATCTTCTTCATCTGGTTCTGGTGGTGGTAGTGCTACTTTTAACGGAACTGCTACTAGATTTACTCTAAGCAATCCACCTGATATTTCCGCACAACAATTATTAGTAAGTATAAACGGTGTCATACAGAAACCTAATTCTGGTACAAGTCCTAGTGAAGGATTTGCCATAGATGGTGCTGATATTATATTTGCTGCTGCACCTGACACAGGTGCTAATTTTTTTATCGTCACTTATGGAACTATTGGACTATCCGAGCCAGCAGATAACAGTGTTACAAGTGCAAAAATAGTAAATGGAGCAATAGTTAATGATGATGTAAATACAAATGCTGCAATAGCTGGTACAAAAATTTCTCCCAACTTTGGATCTCAAAATATTATTACAACTGGAGATATATCTTTAAATGGTACAAATCCAACAATAAGCTTTATTGACTCAAACGAAAATGCTGATTTTAGGCTTTTTATAAATGTTGGAAAATTTAGAATACAAGACGTTACAGATTCTAATTCAGATCGTTTTATAGTTCATACTGACGGACACATAGATATTCCGGGGAACTTAGATGTTGGAGCAGGTGTAGATGTAACAGGCAATGTTTCAGTAACTTCGGGGGATGTATCTTTGCTAGGTGCGCAGACAGTCAGTTGGGATAGTAGTGCTGCTGATTTAATTTTTAATGACTACGCAAAAATAAATCTTGGAACTGATAAAGATTTTAGAATGTATCAAGATACTAATAATACAATATTACAAAGTTCTAATACGGCTGGCGGTGTATATCTGCAAGGTGCATTAGTACAGATAGGATCGGAAACTGGAGAGGCTGGTGTTAAGTTTGTTAAAGATAGTTCAGTTGAGTTATATCACAATAATAGTAAAAAGTTTGAGACAACAAGTGGTGGAGTACTTGTTACTGGCGATTTAGAACTTGCAAGAAACTTTCCAAGTCTGACTTTTACTGATACTAATCATAATAGTGATTATAGAATTACAAATGCAGATGGAACTTTTGTAGCTCATGACGTTACTAATAGTGCAGATAGAGTTGCTTTAGATTCGTCTGGAAAGATAGGTATAGGTACAACAACACCCGAAGTCATGCTCGACATTAGAGCAAATGATCCTGGAATACAGTTGGTTGATACTAGTGGTACAAACGCTTATGGAAATATAGATTTTGTAGGAGATAGTTTAATTTTAACATCAAGAGGTGGATCTTCTTCTCATGGAAATATAGATTTCAGACGTTATAACGGAAGTACTCTTGTCAACAATATGCGTATAGACGCTAATGGAAGAATTGGGATCGGCACATCATCGCCAGCTTATCCAGTTGATATTAGAGTAGCATCAGGCGATGCAAATATGCGGTTAATGAGCCTAGGAACAGGATCAAATGATGATGCTGTTTTTCGTTTGCAAGTTGCTGG